CAGTGAAGGCCAAGTGGTAATCAGTTCTGCAGGAAGATACGACGAACTACGTGCTAGAACATCATCAGGCACGCCTGAGTATTTTATTAATAATTTTCAAATGACACAGTTGTTAACAGGCTCCCCAGATACTGGATCATCAACAGGGGTCAACATGACATTTGATGTGTATGAGCCATACAGTATGGGTCTATTTTTACAAAGTCTTCAGTATGCTTCAATACAGGCAGGAGTTACTAATTATCTTGATGCGCCTTTTTGTATAAAAATAGAGTTTGTGGGATTTGATGATCAAGGAAATTCTTATATCGATGTCGCACCTAAATTTTATACAGTGCAATTAAAAAGGTCAAACTTTTCAGTAACTGAAGGCGGCAGCACTTACAAATTTGAAGCAATTCCGATGAACCATGCAGCATTTAGTGATATTGCAAACAAGGTTTATAGTGATGTTTCGTTAGTAGGAGACACCGTAAAAGAAGCACTAGTAGAAGGCGAACGCAGTCTTATATCTGTGCTCAACGCTTTTCAAATAAAAACAGCAAGCGAAATTCCAGGGGCACTGCCTGACAAATACGAAATACATTTTCCGAACACGTCGGCAGACCCAATACCGGGGGTAGATGACGAAGTAGATGGCGGTGCAGTAGTTAGCATTGGTTCTGCTGGATCAGTTGCTGCCAAGTCAGCAAAAAATATTTTAACTCAAGAATCATTTACAGAAAATACAATTGGCAATGCATCGTTTAATTTTCAAATTGATTCTGCCGGTAATTACGTTGCACCAAAAGCCTCACAAGTTTATGACGAAATTTCAGGAAAAGTTGATCTCAGTAAAATGACAGTTGATGCTAAAAAACGCACATTTCAATATTCTCAAAATACTTCTATAACACAAATTATAACAAATATCATTATAGAAAGCGATTACGGAAAGAAAAATTTAAAATCAGAAAACTGGGATAACGGGTTTATTAAATGGTTTAGAATTGACATGCAAGTTCAGTTTTTAGGAAACGATACTGCAAGAAATAAAAAAGCTAAAAAATTAATTATTCGAATAATGCCATATCGAGTACACAGTTCAGTGTTTGCAAACCCAACATCTGCACCTGTTGGTTATCCTGAGTTAACTGATAAAATTGTTAAACAGTATGATTATATCTATACTGGACAAAATAACGATTTAATAAAATTTGATATACAAATTAACAATGCTTTTTATACTGCTATTGCTCCAACATCAGACGGCACCGGCGGCAGAACCACTAACCGAGATATCAACAGTGCTGGAAATGAGGATATTGAAAAATCAACAATTGAAACAGGAACTGCCGGTCCAGTAACTCAATTCTCACCAACAGGTACACCTTCAGCTAAACCCGATCCCGCAGCTTCTAAAAAGCTAATGGGAGGTTCGGGAAATATTACCACTGCCACTGATATTGCAACACAGTTTCATAAGGCGTTTGTAGACAATACTATTGATTTAATTTCTATTAATTTTGATATCCTAGGAGATTCTTATTGGTTGTCTGATAGTGGAGTTGGTGGGTATATTGCCGACGCAGATCCTGCATCGTTATCAACTGCTGACGGGTCTGTTAATTATGAAGCAGGCGACTCTTTTGTGTATCTAAGATTTAGAAGTCCAATTGAACCAAAAGAGGACAACGGCGATTATTTGTTTGTTGACAAAGCAGATAGTCCGTTTAGCGGAATTTATAAAGTGATCAAAGTAGAACATATAGTGAACGATGGCGTATTCAAGCAAAGTCTTAAAGCAATTAGAATGCCGTTGCAAGCTAGCGACTTCCAAGGCAAAGTACCAACAAGTGCTGCTACTTCGGCATTGAAAGCGATTGACGGTATACAGAAAAGTCCAACATCTCCAATTGATGACACAGTATTGGCTGATGAAGGATTCACTCCACCAGATGATCTCAACGATTTTTACGGATAATATATGGCAATAGAAGGAAGAAGTTCGGAACAACTGGCCCAGGCTAAATCGGGAATTGGCACAGGGCCTTATCTAGCAAAGGTAGTGAGTCATCTTGACCCATCATTTATGTCTAGTCTAGAAGTAACATTGCTTCGCGATCAGGGAAACTCAGTAGGGGCAGACGGCCAAACATATGTAGTCAAATATATGACACCGTTCTTTGGAAGCACGTCGTATGAATTTATGGGCACAAATACAGGAAATGCTGATGCGTATAACGATACACAAAAAAGTTATGGCATGTGGTTTGTTCCGCCCGATGTAGGTGTGACAGTCATGGTTATGTTTATTGACGGAAACCCGTCAGAGGGATACTGGATAGGGTGCATCCCGTCTAAATTTGCAAACAACATGATACCGGCAATTGGCGGAGCAAGTCAAGTTGACATTAGTCCTGCAGATAAAGCCAAGTATGCAACTACGGCCCAGTTACCAGTTGCTGAAGTTAATAGAAAAGCCAACGACCTTACTAAAGGTGCAAGTGTTGACAAAATTAAGAGACCAGTACATCCAATTGCAGATAGATTTTTAGAACAAGGAACACTCGAAGACGATGTTCGAGGCGTGACAAATTCCTCAGTGCGTCGAGATATTCCTAACATGGTATTTGGTATTAGTACACCCGGACCATTAGATAAGAGAGCCGGAGCCAAACGATCTTACGTGGGTAGACAAGATTCATATAGCCCTACTCCTGTTCCGGTTAGCAGATTAGGTGGTACACAGTTTGTAATGGACGACGGAGACGATCAGTACCAACGTAAAACTCCAGCAAGCGAAGGCGCTGTTGAATATGCAGATGTTTTAGCTGGAGAAAAAGGCGATCCTAATATTCCTTATAACGAATATTTTAGAGTTCGTACAAGAACTGGGCATCAAATACTGTTACATAATAGTGAAGATTTAATTTACATTGGCAACGCTAGAGGAACAACTTGGATTGAAATGACCAGCAATGGCAAGATTGATATCTATGCTCAAGACAGTGTCAGCATCCATACCGGAACTGATCTGAACATACGTGCTGATAGAGACATTAATCTAGAAGCAGGCCGTAACATAAACATGAGAACTGAAACAGGAACTCTTCATGCAGACATTAAAAAGAATTTAGAATTTGTAGTAGACGGTGATGGATTTCTAACAACTAAAGGAGCAGTACACGTCAATGCCACAACGGCGGTTAATGTCACAGCAACTACCAACATCGAACTAAATGCCACAGGCAATGCCAACATAACAGCCACTGGTAACACAAATATCAATAGTGCAAATCACACAGAAACAGCAGGAAGGATTAACATGAACGGCCCTGCCGCTGCAAAAGCAATCAAATCAACAAAAAGCATAGCACTAACATTAAACGATAATATCGTCACAGACGGTTCACTAGATTGGTCTAAAACCAAATACTTGAAAGCAGATCCGCTAAAGAGCATTATGAAACGAATACCAATGCACGAACCGTGGCCGCAACATGAAAACTTTTCTCCGACGTTTTATACTCCAGACAATACAGATAGGGACGTAACATAATGGCAAAATTATATAATCAAAAAACAGTAGCATCTAATACCGCTTCTATTGGAAATCAAAGCATATCAGCTTTTACCTATAAAGGATTCAGTAGTAGTGAAACAAAAACAGGTTTTAAACTGTTTGATATTGACCTAGTCAAGCAGGATTTACTAAATCATTTTTATATTCGCAAAGGTGAAAAATTAGAAAATCCTGACTTTGGAACTGTAATCTGGGATCTATTGTTCGAACCATTTACTGAAGAAGTTAAAAAAATGATTTCCGATGATGTTCAAGCTATAATCAATTATGATCCAAGAATTGCAGTAAATTCTGTAATAGTAGACAGTACAGATCAAGGAATAAGAATAGAAGCTGAGCTGATATATTTGCCTTTTAATTTAAATGAAAGGCTGAAGTTTGATTTCGACAGAAGCAATCGAACTATTATCTGAGCAGTTTATTTTCCACAATAAATACAGCATAGGAAGGTAAAATGACAGCAACAACAAGACAAAACAATTTAATTCTAAACGAAGACTGGAAACGCATCTACCAGACATTTAAGAACGCTGACTTTAAAAGTTACGATTTTGAAAACCTTCGTAGAGTTATTATTGATTATATTAGAGAGAATTACCCAGAAGATTTCAATGACTATATTGAAAGTAGTGAATATCTCGCACTGATTGATGCTATTGCTTTCCTAGGACAAAGTTTAAGTTTCCGTATCGACTTGGCCAGTCGTGAGAATTTCATTGAGCTTGCAGAGCGTAAAGAAAACATCCTGCGTCTTGCACGAATGTTAGGCTACAATGCCAAACGCAATATTCCAGCAAAAGGACTTTTAAAATTTGACACAATTAGTACTACCGAAGGTATCCTTGACGGAAACGGAAAAAATTTATCTCAACAAGTAATTATTTGGAATGATCCAACTAATGCCAGTTGGAACGAACAGTTCCTGCTAATCTTAAACGCTTCAATGGCTAATAATATAGAATTTGGTCGTAGTCAAGGAACATCGTTTATTCAAGGAATACAGACCGATCAATATAGATTTAGAACTGCATCAACCGACGTACCAATTTATTCATTCACTAAAACAGTTGCTAGTCGCAGAATGGCTTTTGAGTTAGTCAGTACATCGTTTGTTGGTGAAGAAGAAATTTACGAAGAAGAACCATTTCCGGCAAATCAGTTAGGA